CAGCTGTTAAGTTCTGACCTTCTAGCTCTTTCTTATGCTTGGCATCCAATGCAGACAGCTCATCATTTGCTCTAGTTTGCATGTTCTGCATCCTTGCATCTTCTAGTGAGCTGAAGGCATCATTTAACGCACTGAATTGATCAAAGATAAACTGAGCATTGTCCAGCTGTTTTTGAAGTCTCTCAGCATTGTATTTGTCCTGAATCTTACTGATCTCTTGTTGCTGTTGCTCTTCTAGTTTAGTGATATCAAGGCCATATTGTTTGGCCCCCTCAATCAGCTTAAAGTATTTATCTGTGACTGCTTGCTCTTCTGTCTGTTGAGCAGTCAATAAAGCTGCATTATATTCATCAAAGAAAGCCTCTTCTGTTGCAATCTCTTCCCTTCTTAGAGCTTCTTTCTTGTTGAATGTTTCAATCTCAAGATCTCTTTTTTCTTTCGCTGTCTTTTCAGCTAGATCAATCTCTATCTGTGCATACTTAGCCTCAATATCATTCAAGGAATTTTTCAAAGCCAGCCTCAAGGTAGTAGTATCTTGATTGTTCTTGACTGCTAGTGCTATAACCTCGTTAAATTTCTTCTGTTCTGCTGCAATCTCTTGCTCCTTATTAGAAAGCATTGATAGATTGAAGGCATCCTCAACCTCTTTTATCTTAGCTAGATCTTGTTTTCTTTGCTCTCTTGCCTTATCAGCAGCGGCCTTTGACTTGTCAGCTTGATCTTTCTGTACTTTCTCAGCGTTCTCAGCTACCTTCTTAGCGTTATCTTGTACCTTCTTAACATTCTCAGCTGCATCAATTGCTCTCTGCTGCTTGATATCTGCATAGTAGTCTTTTGCTTGTTGGCCCAGCTTGACATATCTTTCTCTTGATGTAGTCAGTTGCTCTCTAATCTTAGCAGCTTCATCCTCATTTCCCTGATCCAGCATCTGCTGATATCTCTTCTGTAAGTTCTGGAATGCATACTGCTCTTTTACTCTTGCATCTTGGCGAGCCTTTGCTAGTATCTCAAGATTCTTGATCTCGGCCTTAGTGATCTCTTCATCAGTTGCACCAGCAGCCTTCATCAAAGCTATTCTATTGCTTGTATATTTCTGCAATGCACTGAATGAATCATCAAGAGCTTTACGGCCATTCTCAAGACTCTTATTGAATTTCTCATTTGACTCAGCAGCTTCAGCACTATTGTCACCAAATGCAATGAATGCTCCAGCTATAGCGGCAAGTGCAGCAATGATCAAGAATATTGGATTGGCTTTCATCACAGCATTCAATGCTTTCATGGCCAATGTTCCCAAATTTGTAGCAACAGCAGCGGCCTTCTGACCTACACTCATAGCTGTAGTGGCCACGGCATTACCAGTAGTTACTGCTGTATTCTCAACAATGAATGCATTCTGAATCTTCTGCGCTACATTTCTAAGCTGAATCCCTAAAATAGCCTCTTTATTCAAATTGTTAGCAACAGTGCTCACTGCATTCACCACACCTTGCACAGCTTGCAGCTTCACCATTGTCTGCACCAATTGCTCAGACTCTACACCAGTCAATGCAATGGCTGACTGAAAGCCTCCAAAGATAGCAGCTCCAGTATCAATCCCAGCTAGTGTTGTATCAAGGCCCACAAAGTCAGAGGAGAGAGCTGTGGTTTGTGCCTTCAGATCACCTATCTCATCTTTCAATGCCGCAGCATTACGAATGGCATCTGCACCCACTGGTGACTCAACACCAGCTTGAGCTGCAATAGTCTGATATTGCTTCATGACTTGAGTCATCTCACGCAAGCTCAATCCTCCAGCTTCAACCCTTGCATTCAGCTCCGCTAATTTCTCAGCAAAGGCATCTGTGCCAGCATCTGAGGCAGCAGTTTTCTGTGTTGCTTGCAGATCCTTATTCAGATTGTTGACTGCCTTGTCAAATGATTGCACATCTTGTACACTGTTGCCAGTGTCAACCCTTAGTGAAAATACTGCTTCCTTATTTGCCATGTCTATATTCAAAAAAAGGCTAGTTGCCCAGCCTTTGTAAAGTTAATATTTTAAGAGTATATTATTGATTCAATAATTCTGTACATTTTAATCCTGCTGCATCTATTATCAACTTATCATTTTCATCAAGTTCTGATACTAAAAGACAAATAACATCACCCTCAATAGGCTGAATATCTAATCTATTTATATCTTGTAGATATACCACATAAGATAGTGTTTCAACTTTTGTTAAGCAAAAATCTTTCAATGCCAATAATGGTGCAGCATCTTGCTCAGAAAGTTCATTTACAAATCTTGGAATTACTTGCACATCTTCATTTGTTGGTAAAATCATCAGAGCCGTATCTGAGTTTCTATAAATTATTTCTTTAAATGTTTCCATATATCTATTTAAAATGAATTAGTTGTAGCTTCGTATCTTGTTCCATTAACAAGTAGATTAGGAGCATAAGCAGTTCCATACGTAGTATCAGAGAATGTGTCTGCAAATCTAAATCCTACTGCACCATTTCCTACCATTGAGAAATCTAAGATATCTTGTGCAGTTCCAGTGTTTGATAATATTTGCAATGGAGCTAATCCATTTGCTGCTTTAAGATATGGCTGACCTTTTAAAACAACTTTACCACCTGATGCAGTTTTTCTGATAAGTCCTGATTTTGAATCGGCATTTGAACAGAATAATGTTCCACCATCTTGCAAATAAGTACCAGTGCTTATATCAATAGTAGGAGTCGTTGTTGCAGATTCAGTTGTATTAAGATAACCATTTCTTGTAAGTTCAATTACTCCACCATAATTATTAAGTGAGCCAGTTATAGCTGGAGTCTTTTTAATGCTCCAAAGATAACCTGATGAATAAACATTTAATGTCCCAGCTAAAGATGTAATCTCAGCCATTAACTTACCATATAGGTGAAGAACACATCCTGAGGCAATACTTAAAGTAGGGAAGATATATGCCGCAGTAGCAGCACCAAAGTCTGCACTACCATACCAATGCAAAGTACCTCCTGATGTTAGAGAAATATTGCCATACCATTGTGTAAATGAATAATATACATTTGAAGTTATATACGCCTTTGATGTTGCTCCACTTATGCTTAATGTTCCACCATAAAAAGAAGCTATTTTTAATATACCAGCATTTAATGTCACATTACCACTTACTCTACCATTTATAATAGTTTCTTGATTGTTAGAAGCTACAGTTAAAGTTGTACATTCAATGTCTCCATTTATATTTGAACCTAGATAATACTGATTTGCATTACCTAAAGAAACCGTTGTTCCTTTTATACTTCCATTTAAATTAAAAGACCTACATTGACCACCAGAAGATGAAACTGAACCTAAAATTGTTCCATTTACTGTATAATATCCTGCTCTTCCAATAAATGCATTTACAGATGCTGGAGTTTCAATATATCCATTAACTACTGCTGAACCAGGAAAGTCAATACCTCCAAGTAATCCATAAAAGTTACCTGATAAATTAGTCAATCCAGTTCCATTGAATGCTCCTATAGTTCCAAATCTAGCGTCAAATGATTGACAATTAAATGTTATATTTCTGCGTCCAGTAAACTGGTCTATATTAACTTGTGCACCAGTTCCAATACTATATAAAGAAATTATATCAACAAACAAATCAACTGCACTACCAACTGTTACTGCAAAGAATTGTGAGCTTGCATTGTTTCCGTGCCAATTCCCTCCAACAATATATTCAGGAATTAAATTTGCTGATGTACTGCTGAATAAAACAAAATTTCCCCAGCTAATGTTATTATCTCCACAATCAAACCAAAAACCAGGCTTAAACCAATTCGATGTGGCAGTAGTACTTGTAACTAATTTTATTGTTTTAATTGTCCAATAAGTTAAAGTAATTGTTGAACCAGTTCCAGTTGCTGTTTTGCTTATAACAATTGTATTTACAGTCTTTGAAACAACTACTGAATTATAAGGAATATTTGTACCAGTGATATATTGACCTACTTTAATATTTGTGGTATCACTCACAGAACTAATAGTTGCACTTCCAGAAGTAGTATTTCCAGTTACTGTTCCAGTATTAGTGTTGTTTGCTAAAAGATATTCTACTGTGGCATAAGGTTTATCAATATTCCCTCTTCCAGCAGAAGTATCATTTGCTCCTAAAATTGCATCAACATAAAGGATATCAGTTTGTGGAATTGTAGTTGAACCGCTTGCTGGTACCGCCCACGTTCCATCACCTCTTAAAAACTTTGTAGTATCATTTGGTGCCTTTGGTGCAAATCCATGCTTCGCTGTACTTACATCATTTGTAGTGATGTCTGAAGTAGTCATATTGGCATCAGTTACCAATGCCTTAATATTAGCACCAGTTACACTGCGAGATGTGTATAAACCACCTCCAGCTGATTGAGACACCTCTACTAAATCAGTGTCTGCTAGTGTTGCCCCTTTGGCCGTTAAGCCTGATATCTTTGCTCCCATGTGTTTATTCTATTATTCTTTGTTGATTATCTTCTGTCATTCTATTGATACCATCTTCAGATAGTCTGTTGAATAGCGCATCAGCCACAGCCTTAATGGCAGCAGTTGCACTATTGAACATCATTGTGAATCCGTATCCGTACATCTTACAAGATTAAAGCTACAGATCCTGATGTCAAATCAATAGCTGAAAACTTTCGAGCTCCAGTACATCTGATCATTGCTCCAGCTTTTACCGCTGTGCCTGGTGTAGTTATTAACTGAGCCTTGATGTCAACACCACCTACCTTGATGCTTGCAAAGATAGTGTCCTCAAGGACAAAGATTGCATCATAAACTATTGTTTTTTCTGTAGTGTCATTCACTATCAATGTTCCCTGACTCGCTGTCAGTATCTCTTCCCAAAGTGCCATATTTATTCTATTGTTCTAATTATATTATCTTCCGTTATTCTTGTCTGAGCTCCAGCTGTAAACTTACCTTCTGTCTCTCTGAAATCTGTCCTAATAAAAGGATTGAATGGTAATTCAATTTCAAAACCTACCAATCCTTCTCCCTTTATTATGCGAATCAGTTCCACATTTGTAGTCTGATCCTTTCCACTATCCCAGTTTTCTACCTTTTGCAATCTGTAAACTATACCATCAATGTTGATTAGCTTCTTAAAATCAAGCTGATTCACCATATCAGGTGTGATATTTATTGAGCAATTAATTTGCTTTCCATATCTTGATACTATTTCTTTTATAAATTCCTCATGATAGAAGAATAAATTCTTTGTTGTATATGTCGCATCTTGATAATAAACATAGTCAGGCACACCAAAATTAAAATCAAAGGTAGGTGATGTCAAGCTATTGAGATGGCCAACATAGGGATATGATCCCTCAGTAGTGGCAATACCATCCTCATCAATATATTCCCATGTGGCTGTAGTCATTGGTCCAAGCTGCACAAGGAATGGCTTGCCATTTTGTAGAGCTACAGATGATACACCATCAGTATCTGTTTTTATTTGAAATGTTCTAGGTACAATGATATTGGTGAAGGTGGTATCATCTAGTGGAATATTAACAAGCAGCTTCTGTGCAAATGGCAATTTAAACTCAGTAGTATCCTTGCTAAATTGATTCTGTGAATCTACTAAAAAAGAGCCATATTGATCTCCAACATCTTGAAGGTAATTTTGATTATAGTAGTCTGCATCTTTTTCAAATGAGAATAGATATTCTTTACTGGCAAAATTTATTGTTGGTGTAACTTTGATGCTTTTTGAAAGATCTAATTTCTGTGTCCAATTTAAAGCAGTGGATGCATCATCATAAAATTCAGTTAATGGCTCTATTTCAAGAATTGTTGGATCATCAACTGATGACTTTACATACAAATTAAAAGCAGTTACAAATCCCTTTAAAAATGTAGCTCCATCCATTTTAGGTAAAAAGTCACTTAAATTAATTGATAAGCCAGGACCAAATGATTGAGGATTTTTAAGGAAATTAATCTCAGCATCTAAGTTTTCAATCTTAAATTCTGTGTTAAAATATGAAGGTATAGCATTTAATACAACACTGTTGCTACTTGATAAGCTACTAAAAATTCTATATTCAAGTGTAATCTCATCATTTATAGATAAGTTTAATTGTCTTGTATAATTAAAAGATATGGTTTGTATATTATCTGAAGTTATGGCATTATAATCAAGATTATAAATTTGATCCTCATCTAATATAAATCCATTTTTTATAATTCTTAACCTTAAAGATATATTTAAAAAAGCAGATTGTAAAGTGGCCCCAACAGAAGTAAAATCAATAGTTACCTCATGATCCCCTGAATACTGTATAGTATACAATCCTGATGTTGCTGCTTCAAATTTTACTGGATCTTCAGAAGTAGTTTGCCCCGATGGATCACTAATAGTATTAACTGATACACTTTGATATGTACTTAAAGGATCGTAAACAGCCTCATATAATCCTCCACCTATACTTTGAAAAGGCTGATTTGTAATGTTTAAACTAGCTATAAATCCTGATGCTTTATTTAATTCATCATTTGTTGATGACAATGTATCAGCCTCTGATTGTGTAATGTTTGGAAAATCACCACCTGGATAGGCAATCAATAATCTCTTGAATGTCTGACTCTCAAGAAAAGCTGATGACCATGTAATGCCGCAATAATCAAATATTTTTTTTAAGATATCATAACAAAATACTTGAGGAGCAATATGCTGTACAGCAAATGCAGAAGGTGATGGTCTATTAAATCCATAATCAATCAGTCCATAGTAATACCCTAGTCCATCCCAATTGGCTCCAGTCTTGTTGCTTGTTGGTACACCATTCACCTGGATAGTTCCTGACCAGCTATCTTCTTGATTTGATTTTAAACAGTCATGATTGTATTCTGAGAAATCAAGCTCATTGATATTTATTTTTGCTAGCCTTGATATATAATCTATCTGATCGCTAAATAATAAAATGTTTATTCTCCATTCTCCATCAGTAAATTCACAATCTGATAGCTGACAATACCCATTAAATTGAAGTAAACCTTGTTCATAATATCTAGCTGTAGCTTTTATTGTAGGATCAAAATCAAAAGAATTTATTGTTCCTGATATGTTCCTTGTGACTGTTAAGCTAAAAGCATTGTAAAAAAGAAAAAGATTATTTTTAGTGCCTGGTAATGAAATAGTTTTAGAATTGTTTCCTTTTCTAGCTTTTAAATCCTTAATATCTGAAATATTATAAGTCAATGGGAAAGGTAATCTTTCATTGATATCTATCTTATAATTATTTATGTACAGCTCCATCTATCCTAGTTGAGATTTTTTGGAATATGTTCTATCTATCTGTACTTGCTCCTGAATGAGTCCAGCTTTGCGTCTCTGCTTGAGTAGATAGTTAGCATTGGTAACATTTACTGGCTCTAAATAAATTATCCCAAGAAAATCAATATAAACCCTTGGTGATTCATATAACTCTCTCACAAGCCATTGCTGCACATCTTGATGAATCCAATCACTATTAAGAATCAACTTGTCTTTCATACTTTTACTCATGGTCATTTGATTGCCATCAGATGGATTGAATTCAAAGCCAGTCAGAGTATATCTTCCAGTCAATCTTTCATATTGATTTGACTTTATATCTGTGCTATCCTCAGATAATAAATTAAATGTAAATGAATCCCATGCACCAAACTTGTTAAGCCATGTCAATCTTCTGCTCTCATAAGTATAGCAGCTCTGATCATAATATAATTTGTAGGATTCAGATGTCTTAGTTGGTGTTGCTGTTTGATATAATCTAACAGTATAATAATAACAGTTTGTAAAGTCACCAATATTTAATGATGTAGATGCCACTAACCTACTTGGCCCAACAGAAAGCATTGGAACCTGCTTACCATTTACGGCATAAGTTGCTGTTGTAATTAATGTGTTTGATATATTATACAGTTTTATTTCAGCTGTGCAATTGTCACCATCACTATTGATAATGCTCAAGAATTTAGTTTCTTGATATTGAACATATTCTTTTTTGTTTCTAGGAAAGTCAGTTAAGAAATACTGACCTCTTGTGCTCTCTATGTTATATTCAAGTGGATCAAAAATATTAGGATATAATTCTAAAAATCTGAATGATCCATTTAAAAATCTAATACCGCTGGTTGCCTCTGAGGATCCAATATCTATTACTGGAGGAGCACCGTATTTTTCATATATAAGTAAACTCCAAGTATTGCCCACTAATAATTCATCTGATAATGTACTTTGTTGAGGAAAGTTTGTTAATAACACTGATCTTCCTATTGCAGTAATATTAAACTTACCCATAGCTCCTGACTCAGGGAATACCTCATGAGTTGAAAGAAGAATGGCATTTACATATACCTCAACTATAAAGCTGAAATTTTGTTGACTTGTTTCATCGGATTCAAATGTCCATATTACATCATTGCAGATTGGCCAGTAGCTTTCAGGCTCCTTTACTATAGTTATTGCCATGTTCTTGTATTTTTTGTGAATGATATTTCAAACATCAACCCAGTGACAGCAGCTAGATCATTTGCTATCCTATCAAGGACCTCATTGCTCATGACATTGGATGTGATATTGCGAGGCTTGATACCATACTTGTTCTTTGTAGCTGATGCTGATGCATATGCATGGCTCAGATCATATCCTTTCCATTGCTGTATTGCCTTAGCATGATTCTTTGAAACATTAGGATATTTAAAGCTGTAAGGTGTTTGGAATTTATTCTGCCCTACTGGATTGACACCCTCATCTTGAAACTTGTAGTATTCGTCTGATTCAACAGTGATTGTCAAAGGACCACTTACAAAAGCTATAGTTGCAGCTGCTAGTCCTCCAGTATTGTTAACATTGTTGAAAATGTAATCTCTAAAGTTATCTGTTAGCTTATTACTTAGCTCAAGTATGAAGGCTTGATAGACATTGCTAGGCTGAGCTATATCACTTTGTGATAGTCCGAATTCCCCTAAAAAGTCTAGATCAGCCATGTCTTTGTAATATGTAATCTTGTTCCGCTTTCAGCTTAAAGAAGTTCAGCCAAAATAATGTCTTTATATATGGCTGACGCGTGATAGTGTCCACATCTTTGCCAAGCTCTTGCGCCAGCTTGAGGAGGATTCTTGTCCACGTAAACCATTCGCTGTCTCTAAGAGTTTCTGATGCATTGTCTGATTCTGATTCATCAGCCTCGCTGTCTGTATTCCCAAGATAGCGAGACTCCGCGTCTCTGATTCTCGCAAAAAAAAAGCGAAGAAGTTCAGAAATTCATCACCAGGGAAGGCCCTCTTAAATATCTCTTCCCTCTTCTTATTGGGATTGATGACCTTACCCCTCTCATCCTCTTGGCAGTATTCCATGCCCTCCTCAATGTAGCAGATAGCCAATGCCTCACATGGTGTTGAGCTGACATCCTCAATGAGCTTCATGTCAATGATCTGACCAGTCTCTATGGCACTAAAGTCCTTTTCAAATCTGTATCTCTTGCCTTCAATCTCAATGAATTCAGATGGCTCCTTTGTGCTGTATTGTGATAGCATATTCAGAAGTACACTGCTGGCATTCATGATGTCATCAATGTGAATCTTTCTGACCTTGTTGATTGGCAGTCCAGTGAATATGCTGACAAGCTGTGACTGAAAGTCAAGCATGTTGATAAGTGATTTATCTGTCTGCTGGATGAATGGTGCCAGCATTAACCACTTAGTCAGCTGATCAGGTCTACATTCTTGGATTGTCTGTGGATAGTTTACATCAATGGTTTTCATGCTCTTAATATTTTGTATTGCCCTCTCTTACTGTAGTTCTTTTTACTATGCCATGCCAGTGCTAGTGAGATTACCCCATCATCATGCAGTCCACTTGGAGCTGAATATTGTACTGACCTGGTATTCGGATTGTAAATATAAGTAAAATTCTCAAGCTCATCTATCAGCCATTGCTCCTCTATTATCTTGATCTCTGACTGCTCAAAGGCCAGTGCTAGATCCTCAATGATGATAGGCTTATTCTTACTGGTAGTAGTGAAGGGATTGACTAGATTGCGCAGTCTTGATGACAGCATCTCATAGAAGATGTCCCCTTGATTGTTGACCTCTATCAATGTGACTGCTTGATATTGCTTGATGATGTCTGCTACCTTGTCAATGATCTTGGACCACTCATCATGGCGCCACCTACCCACATAGACCATCTGCCCTCTCTCATTCAGTATTGTCAGCACAGTGTAGTCATCTGCCCTACCTATGTCAAGTCCAGCATAGCACTTGCCACCTCTCTCCCATGTGCCAGCTGACTGCCTCACATTCTTGAATAGTCCGCTTGCATTGTCAATGAATTCAGCCATGTATTCCTGGCGAAATATATGATCAGGCAATGACCGCTTTCTCTCCTCCAGCTCTTGTGGAGCAATCATTGGATTGTCATAGGATGTGAAGTGGATGTACTTGTATCTGTCATCATAGTTAGGCTGCATACACAAGGCATGAAAATGATTCTTGCCCTTTGGTGTTGAGATGAAAATCACCTTCTTGCCCTTGACCATGACAGTTGCTGATAGGACCTCATTCCACAGCTCAGGTCTTGTGAATGCCATCTCATCCACTACCATGAAGTGGAATGTATTCCCTCTGATATTGTCGGGCCGTTCACCACTAAAGAATTCTATTGATGATCCAAACCCAGTCACCTTGAGATCTGATTTGTTGAATTCAAATAGTCCGCTGTTTTTTACTGCTCTCTCAAGCTCTGCGAATACTTTCTTACCTTGCTTGTATACTGGTGTCACCCAAGCAATCTGTGAGCCTGGATGATTGATGGCCCAGTACAGAAGCTGATTGATCCCTAGTAAGGTCTTGCCAAATTGCCTACCAATATTCAGAGCATAGTATTTCTCGCTGCCTTGATTGATAGCATTGTGGATCTGCCTCTGATTAGGATGAGGCTTGTAGCCTTTGATTGTACTCATTCATCAAAGTCAAAATTGTCAACATTCCTAGTTTCAACTTGCTGACGATCATGCATGCCTAATCTGTTCTTTGCATAGAATATTCCCTTGCCTTCATTGCCCACAATATCAACAGCTAAGCCTTTAAAAAGCTCATCTATTTTTTTAATAGTGTCAGATTTGAGTTTGTCATCAGAATTCAACCAAGTGTAATAAGTCTCTCTTACAATACTC